CGTCGTTCAGGAGCACGACTCACACGATAGATAAGAATTGAGTCTTCCAGCAGTTCTTTCTGCTTGAACACTTTGTAGATGTTTTCCAAGATGCTTTTGCCAAACGGCCAAAACACATCAAGTCCTTCGTTCAGGCTCATGTGCACCACGTGTTTGGCATCCAAGCAAACTTCGTTCATGGCCTGCATGAAACGACTGTTGCCCACACCGCCACCTGTGCCGCCATTGGGCATGGTGTAGTTGGCAGCACCCGAGATTGTGCCTGTTACAGGATTGGTCATGTAGTCTGTAGTAGTCTTGGCCGCCACAGTCATGTTTTGAAAGTTGGGGTTGATGTCACGAATCACATACTGTTCAGGACGCTTGCCTTCTGATTCGTTCACAATCACACGAGCTACCTTGCTCATGTCCACCCACATCATTTCAAATGTTTCTGGATCACGCACAAAGATCTGATCGCCATACTTGATGGTATTACGGAACAGTTTGAAGATACGCTGATCCAATTTGTTTAATTTTGTCCACTGTTGCAACTGTTTACGGATGATGTCAATCTCGTGATCAGTAGGAGTGTCTGAATACTTTACTTCAAACGGTGTGCCGTTTTGTTCGTTTAGCTGTGTGGAGAACTCAGCAATAATGTCCAAACATGCATTGATCTCTGAGTCCATGTCCATGTTTTCGTACTGATTATAACGTTCAATACGGTTGGGATGACCTGAGTAAACTTCTGGCAGTCGGCTGGCATAGTTGCGATAAACCATGTCTGCAGGATAGTTATCGGTGCCGTTGTTCTTGCCGTAGCCTGGAAAGCCGTCAGCATAGCGTCCTGAAATTGGACCTAACTGACCAGTGGTGTCGGCCACTTTGAAATATTTTTTCCAGCCGGGGGATTGTTTTTCTGCCATAGTAAGTTATTTACCGTGTTTACATGGAAGTTTGCAGTATTCTTTCCTGCACACTAACTGAGTTCTTCTGCTCTTTGATCATGTCTGACATTGCATTTATAAGCTGTTCTGTTTGCTCTCGCATGACGTTGACCAGTTCAGTCATTGCTCTGTTGTCTGATGATGCTACCGCAGTAACTTCACGCTCGGGTGCATCTTTCATGCTTTGCATCATACCTTCAAACATCTTTTTCACGTCTGGCATTTCTAAATTGATAGGTATTGCCCCGTTGTCCAAAGGTATCATTGCCTCTGGGCCTTTTTCAGCCACCATGGCAATTTGTGGAGTTGATGCAAGTCCGCCATCTGCATAGCCAGGAATCTGTGCATGAATATGTCCTGCTGTGGCTTTTGCACTGGGATTGTTGTACTCATCAATGGCTACACTGGCACCCATGCTTTTGAGCCAGTTTGTGATTTCTTTGCCTTCTTCAACTGAAGGCTGTTTTGACAGTGCAAAGTCCATGGCACGACCTGTGGTATGACTACTGCTAGGAGATTTTTCCTGATGGAACTTGTCGTTAAATCCAGAGAAATAAGCAAAATTAGGCATGTTGGCCTGTACTTGCTGTGCTAGTTCAATAATCTTGGGATCAATTTTACTGCCTTCGGCCTGCACATCGCCTGTCTTGAGCTTGAGCCCTATCTTGGTAAGATCGTTCTGCGATGCTATACCTCCAGCAACACCTTGCCCTCCGCCCATGGCAGGCATGTTCCCTGCGGCAGGCATTTTCATCCCTGCACCTCCTGTCGCTCCACCAGTAGCAGATGATCCAGCGGCTGCTGTTTTTTGTTGCAAGATATCAATCTGTGACTTGAGATCCGGAGTTTCTAGATCCATCAACTGAGTTTTGAGATCCACATAACTCTTGTATGCTATGCTGTATTTTTCAGCACGTTTTGTGTCTGCATCTGTAAGTCGTTCTAGTTTTACTGAATCTTTGGCTATTTCATCAAAGGCATCATCCATTTCTCTAGACCCTGTGGTCATGGACTTGGATACTACTGACAGTGTTGACATCAATGACTTTACTGTGTCTGCAGCCGACGGACCTGTTAAGGATGGTTGTTTTCCAAGCACTGACTCTGATGGGCTTGTTAAAGATTTTTGTTTACCGAGCACTGATTGTGCTGTGCCTGTTTTGGTCCCGTTGTCTAATTCAGACATTGGTATCACAGCTTCTTCTCCATGAAGCATGGCCAGATACCCCGAAGTTGGCCCTTTAAGAATACCTCCATCAGCGGCTTTTGGTAATCCTGACATCTCGCCAAGACCCTTTCCAAGTTCTTTACCTGCAGTGCCTCCTGCCCAGACACCAAGTGCTGATCCAATCAATCCACCTACCACTGCACCAACTGCATTGCCAATAATTGGAACTGCTGTGCCTAATGCGGCACCTACGGCTGCTCCTTTAAGGCCACCAGCAACTCCAAGGCCGATTGCACCAGCTCCTTCTCCAAGATTTTCTGCTGTGCTAGCAGTGACTTTCTTACCACCTGGAGTCAGTTCATTTAACATGTTGGCAGCGTTTTTAGTAGCAGTTGCTAGTGTTATCATAGCATCTTGTGCTGGACCAATACCTTTCTCGATAAATGCTTCCATGGCCTTGTTGGCATCAATCTGAGCTTTAATTAACTGTGCTTGCTTGGCCAGCAACGGATCAACTCCGCCTTCAAGTATTTTTTGTTGATCTGCTTTGATCTTGGCCATGTTGACCGTGATATCACCTTGTGCCAACTGTGCTAATTTTAGTTGCTCGTTGATAGGACCAAAACTTTCATTGTATGCACCAAACTGTCCCAGTACCACACCTACGCTGTCTGCAGTCTTGCCCATAGCTGTACCAGTTATGGTCACCGCATCAGTATAACTCATTTGACCCGCAATAACTTTTTGCGTGGTCTCTAGCATGGCTCCGTTACTGGCCAAGTTGGCTGCTTGTGCATCAGCATTGCTTAGGTTACCTGTAACTGATGCTTGGAAAGCGGCTGCCATCTTGGGTCCAGCCGCTTCGTAAATTGCGTTCATTTTCATCAGTTCTTCGGCTGCTTTTTTACCTTCGGGGCCTTGCAATTGCAGTTCACGAATCTTGGCAGCAAACTGTTCACCTTGTAACGCACGCTCACGTTGATCTTCCATTTCCTTGCGTGTCTGACCAGTGAGCTTGGTCAATGCATCTTGTTCAACTAGATACTTTTTAGCACCGTCAGCAAGTTCAGCATTGGTTTTACCTTGAGCATTGCCCAGGCGTGTCTGTATCTTTAGATAACCTAACATGCCGTCAGACACGTCAGCCATGCTCATGCCCATTTTTAAGAAGTCTTCTCTACTGCCTTCAAGAGCTTGACCCATGTCGCCAAGACGTTGTCGTCCTTCATACACTGATCCAGAAAACAATGCTAGATCTTTGCTGTTGGCTGCAATTTGCCCCACAAACACATCTAGTTCACCTACACTGAGTCCCAGCTGATCACTGGCTTTTTTGACTCCTGTCATGCCATCGCTAGCGGCTCCTCCAGCCTTGCTCAATCCTGAATATGTTTTGTATAACTGGTCTGCCATGGTGTTGGCAGCTTTGGTATAGGCTGCAAACGCACCTACTGCGGCTGTGACTCCTGCAATCAACAAGCCAACTACTTTGCCAAATGGATTCATTAGAGCTAGTGCCACTGCGGCTGCTGTTGCTGCCTGGGCCATGCTGTCAATGCTTTCGTTGAATGCGGTTGCACCTTTTTTGCCTTCCAACATGGCCTTGCCCGATGCCATTGCTGCCGCAGCCACATAACTGGCTGCCTCCCCAAATTTTTCTGCACCTTTGGTAGCATTGTTAATGCCGTATTTGGCTTTGACTTGAGCGTCGTGCATGTCTTCCGAAGTTAGTTTGGTTAGTTTGCCAAACTGAGCCATATCGTAATTTACTTGTTCTAGTATTCGAGCAAGTTCTTCCATCTGTGCATTTGTGTCGGCCATGGTGTATTACCTATAAGTAGAAGTATATTTATAGGTGCAAAATGACCCAAACTGCTAACCCGCTGAGACATTTTTTTAGACA